GTCGGCGCTGGAGATCGAATATGTGCCGGCGGGCATTGAATGTAGATACCAATAGGTTGGCCTCCAGGCAACCATGTCAGCGCTGGATATCAAATATGTGCCAGCAGGCATCGAAGATAGATACCATTCGGTTGGCCTCCAGGAGGTCATGTCGGCGCTGGAGATCGAATATGTGCCGGCGGGCATCGAATATAGATACCAATAGGTTGGCATCCAAGCGGTCATGTCGGCGCTGGATATCATGCTTCCGGTAATCAGAATGACATAAAAATACGTGATTGGGGAATAACGAAGTTCTGCGGTATTCAGCTTGCCGATTTTCGCGTTATCTAATCGTAATTGCGTCACCTTTTTTGCATTTTCCAACGTGACATTATATGTGCCGGACACTGCGTAAGTATGCGTGATCGCGGCGGTGCTGTTGGCCGGGAGGATCTGAGAGATCCCGTCACCCCATGCTATCCGGCTTGGTTTGCTAACCGTAAGCCTGGCGAGGGTCACGACTTCACTAACGCCTGTCGTGGTTGCAGTAAAACGCAGAGGTGACGACGAAAGCAGATCAGGCGGTGGACTCAGGATCGCGGGTAGAGACATGGAATCATCCTAGAAGCTGCACGCCCGCCGCCCGGACGGTGATAACTCCAGCAGATGCCGGAGTGCCCGCGCCCTGTGCTTCCAGCCTCAAGTAGAGACGAGTTTCTGCGGGATCACATTTTATAAGCTCCCAGCCCTTCCATTCTGCGAAGCACATATCCGAGCCACTACCAGCCGTGACGGGATAGAGATCGATATAGGTTTTCCTATTGGCATCATTGGCAGCCAATAGCGTAAATGTCGTCTGATCTACTGTCACGGTTGGCTGCGTTGAATATATCCACGCCCGCACAGCTCCGGTCATTGCGACACCTGGGAGAGCGATAGATAGCCGAGAGATGATTATTCCACCGCCCACGACTGATCCCACATCGAGGCTCAGGCATTTTGAGACGGCAGCGGCCACGGACAACCCGGTCTGTGGTGTGGTTCCGGTTGGTGTGGATGCTACCACAAACGAGAATGTGTTTGCATCCTTCGCGCTTACTACCCAATTACCGTCAATGTTTGTGAAAGTAGTGCCCGCCGCATTGATGCCTACAACCGTGATCCTATCATTGACTGCCAGAGGATGACCATTACTGGTTAGGGTGACAGTCTTGGTGCCACCTACATAACTCACGGCGGTTACAGTCAGCGAGCAGTTCATGCTTTTATTGGCGGCATAAACGGTAGCATTAGCGGGCCTAGTCAGGCTGTCTGACGTTGAAAATGACGGAGTGATGACTTTCCCGATTGCATTTGTGCCTGCCGGGGTTGCCCCTTCCACCGCGCTCTTGATACTTACCAGACTTGCCGCTTCATCTATCTGGATATTCTTTGCGGCCTTTGCTATGCTTATTAAGCTCCGAGCTGTACCATCTTCATCTGCTGAGATGCTTGCAACGGCGTCTGTGGTTGCTCCTATGTTAGAGGCCGATTTCAGGACGACTTCGTTGGCATTGGCCGTGGTTTGGTCTATTCCAACTCTACCGATTATATTTGTACCTGTAGTGATTGAAGCAATATCAACGTCTCCTATGTTTACAGTCGCTGCTTCTAAATTAACTACAAGTTCGCCATCGGCGTTTACTTTAAGCCCAACTAAGTTCGCCCCATCCTTACCATAAACAACCACTCCCTTCTTGTGTATACTTGGCCATTCAGATATAGTCATAAAAAATCACCATAACTGGTAAGTAGATCGCGGTGGTATTGGAAGCATTTTAAAAATGTGAAGGGAATAAAATATAATTACGAGAAGTTTGCGAGTACCAACTTTTTTAACGTATCACCGATACCTTTATATACCTATCAGTAATTAATGATACTTCATTTCAAAATATTCCTGCGCCAAATCAGGATAATCTTTTTTATATTTCAAATACATTTTATAAACTCCGTGATTTTCTCCGTGTGCAATACAAAATTCTTCAAAAGACATCTTTTTAAATAACGCGGGCTGATTGCACCACCTTGAGACATTAGTATATAAGCGCCTAAATTTACTAGTTTTAAAAGATTCATATCTCATTATGTAAGGAACACATTTATATTCCATCAATAATTTTATACGTTCGAACATATTAATTATATCTTCCATGTCTTGAGACTCATAAGCGACTAAAAGATATAGTTTGGTATTTTTGTGAGTATAAGATCTCCATAACTTTAATTTCTTTTCGATTAAATCATAATCTTTTATATTATCAAACGCGAATATAAAATCTCCATCATATTTACATTTAGATAATAATTCACACGCCTCTTCGGTCAGTATTCTCAAATCTAATCCTTGTTTAAATTGAAACTTTTTCTTTGTTTCAATCAAATTTAATAATATTTCTTTATAATTATGATATCCCAAAAAATTATCATCTAGAAGACAAATGCTTTTCTTACTTTGGTTTAAAAATTCATCAATAGGTGAATGCAATTCAACTCGATCTGAGTTCTTATTTACACAAAAATCACACTTTCTAAAACATCCACGTGTCGTAAATCCTATAGAATAATCTGTATAATATTTTAATTTCTTCGGAGAAATTCCTTCGCTTATTTTTAAGCTAACCCAATCTTTATATAAATTATAGTCTGGAAAAGAATGCTCTATTTCATAATCTAGTGCGGGCGCATTTTCTAAAAAGAATCCCGTTCCTCCATATTCTAAATTTAGAATTCGATTTAAATCTATAGGAATTTTTGCATCTGTGAAAGCTCGCGACAGAAAAACTTTATCATATTTATCTAAATTATTATAATTTAAAAGAAGATTAGTATCACAACCCCGCCTCTTATAATAGGAGCTTATTTTCATTAAAGCCAAATTAGGAAATCTGTGGTTTTTTCTCCCCAAAAGATCCGCGTCAATAAGTCCAATTTTCATTGTATTTAAAAGGAGTTAAAAGTATAAATAACTTCCGCCCCAACTTTTGCTCCTATTTCTCCTCTTTTAAAATTCAGAATTAAATAGTTACCGATAGTTTTATATACTTGAAAATACAATAATATTCAATGACTAATTTTAAAACAGAAATTACAGTTCATCTTAACACTTTGCTAATCAAAGAGCTTGAAAAAGTTTCAAGCGCATGGATTGATGAGGTGTTATCAAACTATTTTGGGGTAACTTACGAAACGGCATATCCAGGCTGTAATGAGGGGAAGTGGCCAATTAATGAGCAAGAATAAAAACCCTTGGTTATCCCCTAAAAAATCTGAGGATCTCCACGGAGGATCTAAAAAACCAAAACGCAAAAAAGCAAGATCAATTACAATAAACAATGCTCTTTTAGAGAAAATTAACGAGACCGCCCCAAGAAGCAAAAGATCTGCCCTGATTGACAAAATATTATCCGAATTTTTTGGGATTACATATGAGATGGCCTATCCAGAGTCATATGCGCGAAGTTATGGTGAAGAGCGATTTTGGGATATTGAGGGGATATTTAGAAAGCTCGATATTCAATTTCCGGGACGCTTTTTGGTTTCTAAAGAACGGAAGAAAGAAATGATCAATTTTTATAAAAGTCAGATGATTAAAAATAAATGAGAAACTATAAATAGGTTGAAGAACAAGTATCTCCGAGGAATTTAATGAAGATTTTGGTAGCATGTGAAGAAAGTCAAGTTGTAACAAAAGAATTTAGAAATTTAGGCCATGAAGCATATTCCTGTGATATTTTACCATGTAGTGGCGGACATCCCGAATGGCACAAAAATCAAGATGTAGTTCCTTTACTTAACGAAGAGTGGGATATGATTATTGCCTTTCCGCCATGCACACATTTGGCTACTAGTGGCGCAAAGTGGTTTGAGCAAAAACGAAAAGATGGTAGACAACAAGAGGGCATAGATTTTTTTATGAAATTTGCCAACGCCGAATGTCCAAAAATTGCTATTGAAAATCCTGTAGGAATTATGAGTACTCTGTGGAGAAAACCTGACCAAATTATTCATCCCTGGCAATTTGGAGATTCGTTTAGTAAAAAAACTTGTCTATGGTTAAAGGGACTCCCAAATCTTGTTCCTACTAATATAGTTGAAGCGGGAGAAAAAGTTACTTATAAAAGCGGAAAATCTATGCCAAAATGGTATGCTGATGCTTATAAATTACCTCCGTTAGAGCGAGCAAAAATTCGGAGTAAAACATTTCCTGGAATTGCACGTGCGATAGCCACACAATGGGATAATAGAGTTGATAAAATATGTCGCAAAATAATTTTATGATCGGACCAATGGAAGATATTAGTAATGGAGATAGTGAGGGAGAAATCCTAGGAGATAAATGGCAAGTAAACTGTTTAAATATGTGGGTAGCCACCCTAGGAACGACATTAACGTTTGAAAACTCCATTCTAGGGCATCAAATTATTTTGTTACACGAATTGACTCATACTTGCACCGATGAACCTCACGATTCATGGGATTGGTTTCTTTGGGAATCAATCCTCGGCGGGAAAATAAAAGATATTTGGTATTGGAGTTGATAAAATGTTAATGTTCATGTTCGTAGTCATGTGTCTCCTGATGGGGATAGTTTGTCCTTTCTTGTGGATTGTACCGATAGTTTACTTCGTAGCAAAAGTCTGGAAGGCGTCTTAATGGTCGCAGTTTCTGATAATCTGATAATAGAAAAGGTCAGAAAGAATAAAGAGCGCGGGATTAAGTTGGGGTTATTTACCGAAAAAGATAATCCGGATATAGAAAGTTTGCTGGATTTGGATATAATCTGGAATGTATTAAACGTTTCTTATAAAATGGAAGTTTCGGATCTAGGAGAAGAAGCTATACATCGGATGATGTTACAATATGCGAATTTAAATAAGGTGAGAGCGATAAATAGGCAAACGAGGAACAAGATTGAGGACCGCCACGCGACAGAGAGTATGTTTGATAAAATTGTGAAAGGAATGATTGTAAAGGAAAAAAGTGCGGTCGAAGATGTAGAAAAGAAGAAGGAGGTGATTGTAAAGAAAGTTATTACAGGTAAGACCCTCACTGAGAGTGAACAGGATATATTAGATGCCGCGGCGGAATGTGGGATGGAGTGAGATGTGGGGATTGAGCGGGCATTATTAATTTCTCTTTTATTTTTGTATTTGGTGTTGTGCTTGGTGACTGAGCTATTGAACTTTTAGTTGAGCTGTCTGGAATTTCCGGGTAGTTGGGTACCGAAAAGTTTATATAGCATGAGGTATATTAAGATACCGTGGTAAATATATACATCAGTCCGGAAGCCGAGGAGTTAATCCAAGGTGTTATTGCTAAATTTAAATCTAATGATGGCATATCAATCGGTCGTAGCCAAGCAATTGTTTATATGGCTAACTACGCAAAGGAATGTGAAAGGAGTTTTGGAATAGATGGCAGTGGGTCAAATATGGATAATGCGGTGGTAAACGATTTAGTATCAAAAATTGAAGAACATGTTTTTAAGATTTGATTTACTTTTTTAGATTTTAGGGGGAATAAAGTTGGAGGAAAAGATACCAATTCAAGAAATTAAGGTTAAAAAGAAAAGAATTTATACCGAAGAACAAAAAGCTAAAAGGGCCGAATATTTAAAACAATGGAGAAAAAATAATCCAGAGCGAGTTAAATACCTCGTTGAAAGGTGGAGAGACGAGCATAGAGAAAAAGTTAACGAATCATCTAAACAACACTATTTAAATCGAAAAGAGAAAAAACTTGCGTGGGGTAAAGAATATTATAAAGAAAACAAAGATTGGATTACGCCACGCAACAAAGAGTATAGAGATTTACATAAAGATGAGGCGAGGGAATATCAAAAGAAGTATAATTTAAGTTTAAAAATCGAAGCCCTCAAGTTAATAGGCGGTTGTAAATGTGTAATCTGCGGGGACGAAGATATAAGTCACTTAACAATAGATCACGTTGACGGAAAGGGTGGTTATTATCGAAAAATAGACGGAAGATCTTCTGGGCGTTTACATCAAGCGATAATTAGAGAAAAGCTAACCGAAGTAGAACTAAAGAATCTCCAAGTTCTTTGCTGGAACCACAACAGTTCCCGAACAAGGGAATATTTAGACCTACCTTTTGAAAAACAAACCAGATCTCAACGAGGTAGGTCTAAGATTTGGAAAGAGGCCTTTAAATTTTTCGGTCCATGTGACTGCGGGATATCTGACCTTAAATTTTTAACAATATCTCACGTTCACAACGATGGCGCAGAACGGAGAAGAAACGGAGAAAGTATGGGTCAGGCTTTATTAATTAAATTTCGAAAAATGGGTTGGCCCGAATCTTTAAAGGAAGATTTTTGTTTGGAGTGCTGGTGTTGCAATTGTGGGAGACAATATAGATAGATTAACTCAACCTTCTAAACCCTTTTACTCCACCGTTTTGAATAAAGCTTAAATCCTTCCTTTGTATTCCACTCCTTTCAAAGAAAAATCCAGAATATAATTTAGGTATATTATTTTTTTCGGTCTTAATTGTTATTCTTCTTTCCTCTGTTCCTTTTCCGGCCTCTAAAATAGATGCCACAAGGAAGCCTAGGGTCGTAAAACTCTCGCCGTGGTTGTCGCGGCCCTCTAAAATTCTAAGCCGGTCATTTTGAACGGCCTGTAAGGCCCTCTTCTGTCTGTCGTCAGGAAGTAATCTTAAGGTTGGTTTTCCCAGATGTTTTTGAAGTGCGATAGCCATACGATTTTTCATACTATGACTTATCTTCATTGGAATCATGTTAGGAATTTCATTTCTTTCAATAGCAGCTGTTAACACACCATTGGTATCATCACTGAACACCTTACTAATTCCAAAATAATTTACGGCATCTGCCACATATTTAAATTGGGAGGGTTTTCCCTCTTCTGTATATGAGTAGTCCCACGAATCCATCCATTTACTTAATATTTGTCGCAATACTCCATTTTCATAAGAAAAAACCACAAACTGTGAAGGATGTTTTGCTTTACCAGGATCAAATGCTGCATAAAATTTAATACCTATAAAATCATCTTTTTTAAATGGTTTAAATCCCAACCCACTTTCATAATTAAGTAAATTATCTTCAAGGCCAAAAACGATACTCTTGTCGATTCGATCAACCTCAAAGAATGCATCTGCGGAAGATCTTGGTTCAAGCAAGTACTCTTGGGCAAATTGTTGTCTTCCTTGCAACTCCTCTTGCTGATGGAGGCCACTTAATGGAAACATCTCTGGCCACAAGGCTTCTTCGGGGACACCTTCCATATACTTCTTATCCCTCCAGCTATAGTTTTTGTAGGCCGGTTCCACCTTTATAACGAACTTAAGGGTATCTTCTTCCTTAACTTTTTCATATTTTGAAGTATACCACAAATCAGCATAACTTTGTGGTGTCCCAACAATGTGTAACTCTCCATCAAAAAGAGGCATAGGAAGAATCGTTTTTTCAAAAATACTATTGATTTTTTTAACTATATCTGGTTCTATAGCCCCAGACGCGCGCTTCTGGTCGTCGGCATAGGGGTCATCTAAGATTGCTATTTGAGGATGTCCACCGCGGAGACCGCCCATAATTCCGTACGCGCCGATCTCTATAATCGGAAGTTGTTCTTTTTTACTATCCGGATCTGGCCACGCATATTTAGCCTTTAAAGTGGCCGTAGAATCAAAATCATACAACCCCTCAGACAAAAAAAATGATTTATTGATTAATTCTTTTATATTTCCAACGTGCGAACCCGCTAGATCTTGATTATAAGAAATGTAGTCTATTCTAATATTTTTTTTATCTTTTTTATTTTTCCAAATTTTCCACATGATATATGCATAATTCAAAAAACTCTTCTGATGCCCGCGCGGAGCTACATGCATCGTTCTTTTGTTTTGTTGTAAAAATTCCGCGCTTTTTTTAACGTACTCTCCAGAAACCCATCGACCATATTTAGCTATTACAGCATGGCTAAAAATCTTCTCCATGAAGGCATGAAAAGAATTATAAGTTTCTTCATATAAATTAGAAGCATACTCCTTGATCTCATCATCAGATATAACCGTAACCTGTGGTCCATCATCTAAAGTAGCCTCCTCTACTTCCAACGATTTTCCTGAAACAACTTCCTCACGAAGTTGCTCCCCTTCTTCATCAATGACTCTGAATCGCATCTTGGTTTAGGATAAGGATCTGTAGGCCCTGGTAAGGATTTCTCATGTCCCTCGGAGACTGAAACCGTTACTTTTCCTGCCAGAATATCTCTAATTCTCTGGGCGTGTTTTTTCATAAACAAAAGGTCAATTAAATCCCTTTGAGAATCATTTAACTCATAGAAGGGGTCAATAACCTCACTCGGCCTCTGGCGATATTCCCGATACCACTCCGTTATTAGCATTTTCGATGTTCCCTGACTGCTCATCAGGAAAGGTCTCCACCTCTTCCTCCTCGGACGGAATATTTAACCAGCCGCTCTTCCTGAGTATTATAAAGAACAGAGTCAGTTGAGGCGTCAGAACTTTTTCGTTCTCATCCCCAGAATAAAGGTCCTGCTCTTTTAAAATCTTCGCATCAAACATAGGATTGAAGTCGTCATAATACTCCTGATTTGCCGAAGGCCTCTGATCATTATCTACAATCAGCCGCTTTTTATAATCAAAAGGATCTCGAACACAGTACAGGAGAATGGGCTTAACTACGCTAGTTACAAAATCATACTTCTCTTTATCCTCCACCCACGACATTTTTCCTTCTTCTGTGCCGAACAAAGTCTTCATAACTTTATCCATCTTCGGCGCAAAGCGAAGGAACAGATCCTGTCCGGGCTTCATCAGGATAATCTTAGTATCCTTATTTAACTGCACTTCAAACTTCTGAGAAAATGACATTGGAGTTCCTTTCATGTAATTCATCAACCTTCCAAAATAAGACATATTTTATAGTAAATAGTATCTGTAAGTATATAAAGGTTGCGGTACATTTGGGTTCCGCAGAAGCCAAATGAGCGTGGTCCATCAGGAGCTGAATGGGCGTGGTTCCGCAGAAGCCAAATGAGCGTGATCCATCAGGAGCCAAATAAAAACGCATCTATCAATTTTATGTTTTTGACCGCACAGTTATTCCGCAGCACGGACATTTTATATCGCGTCTAATATAATTAGGATCATCATCTATACGAACTTTAACTTCGTGTTTTCGAATAAATGCTTCTTCTGATACTAGCACATTATTTTCATATGTTTTTTTGATTACATATTCAAACGTCATGTAACGCCACAGAGTATACTTAGTTTGTTACTATTTAAAGGTTGCGGAACTAAAAAAAGAAAGAATTAACACTAAGCCAGCGAGGGTTCGTATAACCGAGCCCCTCGACCTAGTGCGTAGCCACGTTATCAAATAAATAGAACCGCGCTGGACCGAAAATATAAGTATCATCCATCATATACGCCTCGATAGTTACAGGCTGGATATACCCATCTGCATCGCGATTCAGAGTTGCCGAATCAATTGTCCCTAAAACCTCGATAGATAAAACCTTGTTATAACCCGTTGCTACAACCTCTCCGGAATCTAGCAGGAACGCAAGCCTTTTTGTAATAAGCTCGCCTGCGGCTGGTACAATTCCAGATGGGTTATTCCAGAAAGCTTTTAGCATAGCATTGCTCTTCCACTGAAGATCTAGGGTGCCTATAATGTTATAAGTAGTGGGCTGCAAAGTTGTTGGATAATTTTCAGAGATTACAACTCCTTTGGCAGGCGCAAAGTCCCAGGTTGCAGAGAATCTAGCCCTGTTCACCTGCGCAGCTTGACCAGAAGTCGATCCATCGATTTCAAATGTTCTAGAAGATGAACCAAACGCAGCAGAGTCAGTTATACCGCCTGGATATGCGGGTTCGGTTGTTGGATATGATATGTTTCTTCCAAGAAGGCCAACATTGTAAGCATAGCTATCTGCGGTAATATCGAAAGCAATCTCTTTGATCTTAACGCCGTTTCCAACCTTTGTAGCATCGCCCGCATCTTTAATAAACACAGACAAAGACTTCTGGTCGAAAGTTCTCTGAACCGCATCGTATGTTAAAGAGTCGGTTTCATCGAAGGTCGCAACATCTCCATTCCAGGATTTAGCATAACCCGAATCATCTGGAATATCATAGATCTGAACCGCGTTGTTAAGATATGCGGGAATAGTTGGGACATTAGCCGCCGCAGCACCAGAAACTGGAGAAGTTAGGGTGTCATTATCTAGAATAGTTCTTGCGGTAGCGTCCTGTTCAACAAACAGATAGCCTCCCGTAGTTCCGCCCCAGCCCGCATTATCAGTAACTATAAAATCTATGATAGTTCCAATAACAACGGCGTCTCCTGCCCCAGTCTTAGCGGACAGCTTCTGACCTACAGTAAATACCGCAGAACCAGTATCAAAAGTGACTAACATGCAGGGCGCACCCATCCAACCAGAGATGGGAATAGGAGTTGCAGTTGCATCTTTAACGGTTACAAACACTTTTTTCTTGCTTGCTGCGGTAACTCCATACTCAGAGAAATCCACCATTGGATCTCCTAAGCAAGCCTTGGTTGCCACAGACCCGACTCGAACGGGAGTTCTTGCATGAGTTAGGTGAGTGTGAGTTAAAGCCCCAAAAATACCTACACCAGAGCTTCCATCAGCAAGAGCGGTATAAATTAATAAGTTCGCGGCAGCATCCGCATTAAGCGCAGTGAGAATTGCCGATGCAAGGCTTGTTGCCAACGAATCTCCGTCTGTCGCGCTGTTAATAGTAATATCATTACCCGAGACGCTTATAGAGAAAGCAGTGTTTGCTCCAGCAACAACACAAGTTATTGAAATAGCTTCACCCGCATCTCCATCAACCAAAGCCTTGAAAGTTAAATCTTTGTTACCAGCTTTTGCGGTCGTAAGTGTCGCCGGAGTGTCTGTTTGAGAAAAATTTCTAACCGCATCTAACTTATGACAGTAATAACTCGCAACAGCTCCGAATCCGCTTGTTCCGTGTGCATTGATCTTGTAGTCTATGCCGCCTGGAGCTTTTAATAGATCTTCACTATTTGCGAAAGTTCCTTGAACTCCAGTAAGCCACAGAGTATCTGTTACAACGCGAGCTACTTCTCCTCTAGCTAGAGAAGTTCGACCAAAAACTTTATCACCTCTAGTAAATGAAGTTCCGCCGCCAGAAGCAACTATATACTTATAAATTGGTTTAGAATACCAATCATTTCCGAACCCAACTTCCAAGAACTCAGGAATTCCGTTAGACGGAGAAAACTTCATGCCAGGGAGATTGCCCTCAGTATGCCAGTATCCGCGCTCTTCACTTCGCTTGTAGGGTTCGTTATAGGCTTTATTTTTGATTTTAGTATCGGGTGTTAAATCAAGTTCGGGGGCACTTCCTGAATTAACGAACAGCTCAATAGAGGGTTCGGCTTCTGCCGTACCCTCTGTAGTCTCAATTGCTATTCCGACGCGACCTTCAATGGCTGTTGGATTTTCCCATGTCATGAATTATTCACCATCCACACTAATGCGTAGCTGTTCCATCGAAGATATAGAAGCGTCCAGGACCCCAAAGATAAGTATCGTCCATCATATATGCTTCTATAGTCACGGGTTGGATATAACCATCTGCGTCGCGATTCAAGGTTGCGGAATCAATTGTTCCTAGAACCTCAATAGCCAACATCTTGTTATAACCTGCGGTTACGACCTCCCCAGAATCTAACAGGAACGCAATTCTTTTGGTAACAAGAGTTCCGGCGGCTGGCGCTGTTCCAGAAGGAGCATTCCAGAAGGTTTTCAGCATAGCGTTGCTCTTCCACTGAAGATCTAAGGTGCCTATAATGTTATAAGTCGTTGGCTGCAAAGTTGTGGGGAAATTTTCAGAGATTACCTGACCTTTAGCCACCGCGAAGTCCCAGGTTGCTGAGAATCTAGCTCTGTTAACTTGAGCTGCTTGACCAGTAGTTAACCCGTCAATTTCAAAAGTTCTTGCAGACGAACCAAACGCCGCAGAGTCAGTTATGCCACCTGGATATGCAGGCTCAGTTGCGGGATATGATATGTTTCTGCCAAGGATTCCCACATTATAAGCATAGCTATCTGCGGTAATATCGAAGGCAATTTCTTTGATCTTGGTTCCGGTGCCTATCTGTGTAGCATCACCCGCATTCTTCGAAAACACGGTCATAGACTTCTGATCAAAGGTTCTTTGAACTGCGCTATAAGTTAAAACCCCTTCCTCAGCAAAAGTTGTCACATTTCCATTATAAGCCTGCGTTGAGCCAGATGCATCAGGGATATTGTGAATCATGACGGCGTTATTAAGATATGCGGGGATAGTAGCTTGATCTGCAACCGCCGCGGCAGGACTTCCATCATCATCAATTAAAGTCTCTCCGTCAACAATTGCTCTTGCGGTTGCATCGGGGGTTACAAACAGGTATCCTGCTGCATCTCCAGTCCAAGCTCCACTTGTCACTGTAAACGAAGTTATTGTCCCTATAACAGTTGCGCCAATTTTTAGTTTTGCTCCAACAGCAAATGTTGCTGAACCCGTTTTGAAGGCAACCTTCATGCATGGAGCACCCATCCAACCAGAGATGGGAACAGAGACCGCATCTTTAACGGTTACAAACACTTTCTTTTTTCCTGTAGATACGCCCCACTCTGAGAAATCTCTCATTGGATCTGCTAGGCAGGCTGCCGCTGAGACCGTGTGTACCCTCACTACGCCGATGTTACTTCCGTTTCTTACAGCGTCTAGCTTATGACAGTAATAGCCCGTCCTGACCGTCTGGGGAGTTCCTCCGCCAGTATTGGTGCCATAGTCTGTTACGCTCGGAGCATGATATATATCTTCACTCGCACTAAACGTTCCTTGAACACCAGTAAGCCAAAGAGTATTAGTTACAACGCGAACGACTTCCGCTCTAGCCAAAGAAGTAGCTCCAAAAATAATATTTCCTCGTGTAAATGCAGTTCCATCCACTACCGCAAGAGTATAAACAAGTCCGGAGTACCAATCATTTCCGAATCCAACTTCTAAGAACTCAGGAATTCCGTTGCTTGGCGAAAACTTCAGACCTGGGAGATTTCCTTCGGTATGCCAATACCCACGTTCTTCACTTCTCTTGTAGGGTTCGTTAAATGCTTTATTTTTAATTTTCGTATCAGGAGTTAAGTCAAGCTCAGGAGCGCTTCCTGCATTAACAAATAACTCAATAGAGGGCTCAGTCATAGCCGTACCTTCGGTGGTTTCAACGGCTATTCCTAGACGGCCCTCAATAGCTGTTTGATTGTCCCATGTCATTTAGTTAATCACCTTTCCAATTTATTTTACAATCCCCGGTGCTACCGTGGGAACCGCCGTTGCGGAAACCGCCATTGTAGGCGCACATGCTTTCTCGCTCTCTATTTTTGCATTTTGAATTTCTTCACGGCCTTTAAAAAACGCAGGTACGGAGTTGCCCAGTTGAGTCATCAGACCACCTATAGCCGCAGCCGCAACAAGATCGGGCGCAGGTACTCCGAGCGCGGCCAGGATCAAAACAACGGTACAAAGATATACTACTGCCCCAATAAGCAGAAAAATAATTTTGAATCTTGTCCCGTCAGCTTCATTGAGTACCAATGCCATATTATCTATCCACTCTTAAACAGAGACCACAAGAAGGCCTGAATAGCCCTTCCAGATGTAGAGTCCATTGCGGCCAAAATTTCAACAATTGCGGCTTCTAGCTCAACAGGGTCTACTTTATCATCTTCGGTTATATCATTAAAAGTCGCAAGGGCTTTTTCTCCCGCAATTGTTCCCAATCTAATATCCATTCTCTGATCGGGGGTCATCAAAGCCCAGGCCTGAGTCAATCCCTTCGCAACAACATCTTCAATAATTCCCATTTCAAATCACCTTAATCCAACCTTTAGCTTTCCAATCTTTTACTTTGCCCCCAAATTCATCGCATTCGTAGCCATCAGTAGCGCAGTTCATTCTTACACCTTCGCCGCCAGCGTCACCTACGAACCAACCTTCGGGACCAATCCATTTAAAGCGCATAATACCTCATAAAATTAAGAGGACTTTAAATCCTCTTCATGTGTATAGTAATCAACGCCACTACACTTTCCAAGGTACTATTAAACTTAATACCTAGACGATTTCCGTCAGCCAATTGTAAGCTACCCACAGTAGAGTTTAGCGTGGCGGTGGCGGGCGTCCCTAAAGATCCACCTTTGAGGTCAATCCTTCTAGTAGAATTCTCTAGCAGGGTTGTGTGATTTCCAGATGGCACCTCGGCACCCGTAAGCTTGACAATCGTGCATTTCGGGAACGGGTTATACACAGTAGTCGCAGTAGTCAAAGAACTCTCAATCTTTGTTACCTGCCAGGCATTATTCGCAATAAAGATTGTGTTATTAGTAGACATGTTCGTTACAGGAACATTGATAATCATTTCCTGTGGAACAATTACGCTATTAACAGTAAGCCTATCTGCGTCAGTAACTGCTAGGGTGTCTCCAGAACCTACAGTTGTTCCATTTAGGAAAGTATTTCCAGTAACGTCTAAATTAGCAAGAGTACCCTTTCCAGACGTAGAAAGTGTGGTGGCATTTGTAACATTCAAGTGGGAATGTCCTGCAACGCCAATTTCATCATTCACCTTAATATCATTGCTAACAGTAAGAACGGTTGCGGTTGTAGTGTTTAATCCAGAAGTTCCAGCAACGTTCAATCCACTAGATACATATCCAGTAGTCATGGTTGTAGCATTCATATTAGAAAGCAGAGCTAACAGGTGAGGAGCATATATATCATCAGAGGCTCTAAGGTCTGTTACAGTTGTATAGTTCAAGGCAGAAGTTCCGCCAACACCTAGAGTATCAGTTATGTATCCGTCATCGGAAGCTCTTAAGTCCGTTACAGTTGTATAGTTCAAAGCAGAAGTTCCGCCAACACCTAGAGTATCAGTTATGTATCCGTCATCGGAAGCTCTTAAGTCCGTTACAGTTGTATAGTTCAAGGCAGAAGTTCCGCCAACACCTAGAGTATCAGTTATATATCCATCATCGGAAGCTCGAACATCAGTCAAGGCCGTATAATTCAAATAAGTATTTCCAGAAGCAACAAGGGTCGTTGCTCTAGTAGCATTTAAGTAAGCTGTTCCTGAAGCAGATATTCTTGTAACATTCGTAACATTTAAAGCTGTGGCCCCCGCAGCCTTTAGAGTTCCGGTATAATACCCATTCGTGCCCGTTAGCGCAGTTACAGCAAGCGTCGGAGCAGTCAAAGTCGTTCCTGCATTCATAGTAATGCTATGGTCAGAGTAATCTACACCTTTCCAGGTTGTAAATGTAGCTCCCGCCATACTTACAAGCATCATCGAAACGATAATGCCTAGAACCAAAATAAATTTCTTCATATGTAATTCACCGATCGGTTTTAATATAAAATGAAGGTGAAGAGTTTAAAAGGGTATTTTAAAAATATGAATTATATAAATACTAACGCGAAAATTGGGGGTACTACCCCCAGCTAAAGATCGTGGGTTTCTGTCTAGTTAATCCTGACAGGGGCACTACATCTTCTTGTCTTCGATCCCCTCTTCCACAGGCACAGATGTGGATCGCACCTTCGCTCCTCTTGCCTTCGGTTTCGCCTTCGGTTTTGCTGCCACGAGATCTCCTGTATTTTTCTGTCAGCGCAATTTTCTTGTACTGGCTTGGCCGGGTTTCGGCCTCGTGGTGTCCACTGCGCCCGGAACTGGAACCGGCTCGACCTCGATATCAACAGCGATTGCAGCAGTCGCCAACTCAGTTTTTGTCTTGAATCCTGCTCGTTTCCAAGCGGGATTGGGGTTATCAATCTCAGTATATTTTGCCTCCACCGGGCTGCCCTTGGCATCGACAATTGGTTTCCCGTCTTGTGTCGTTTGAGATTCATAGATCCTGATCTTGCGGTCATCGATGGCGGCAAGTTTCGCCAAATCTTTCTTCGCTTGATCAGCGTGTTCCGGCATGGAAAGTAGATTTTCGAGATCTACCTTCGATAATGGCCCTTTAGGATATCCTTTCACGAATTTGCCTCCAGTTCTTTCCTGAATTTGATAGCATCCTCGATATTCTCAAACAATTTGCGAATACACTTTCCGTCTTTGTTTATGAACGCCTCCCACTTTCTTGTACCTCTGTGGAAGCAAACTCCTTTGGTGCCCGTGGTATTTGTTATAGGGATTTTTGAGTTGCGGACATTTTCTGACCGCGAGGCTATTCGCAGATTCGCCTTTCGATTATCAAGCTTGTTTCTGTTGATGTGATCAACTAGCTGCGCTGGTTCTGCCCCGATAATGAGCCTGTGCAATAGTCCGGCTTTCTTACTAGAGACATATCCTTTGCTCTGAATATGCCATTTGAAATTTTCAACCTTCGGCACATCTTCAACATCGATAATTGTCTCTTCATACGGATTCTCTCTTTTGTCGTGAATCATGATATGGGCCGCTACGCCGTCTATTTTTATTACGGCCTTGTCGTATCTCGTTCTTTCAAGAACTTTACCGGATCGGTATAACTGTTGCCAATGCTTGTGGCAGTATCCTCTGGCGTGGACTTTGCCGCCGCATCCCTTAACTTTGCAGGTTTTCATATCCACTGATATGCTTTCGTTGTATATATATGTATCTGTGGTGAACCGTCCCGCCGAACCTAAGAAGGTTCGGCACAGAAACGACCGCCGATAACAGAAGCCGCAGCCCAGCGATAGTTATGCGCACCCCGACACCGCGACCCGCAAGCCGCACCGTCACCCCAAACGCCGCCGGCGAGCAGCTTGATGTCTGCCACTCCGCCAGCTCCATCCTGGTTATAGAGCGAGCCTTTTGCGCCTGGTAGATCATACCCTCCCCATCCAGTCACATCATCGGACCGGAAACTCTGGGTCCGAAGCCACTGCCACATCGCGCCGCAGCAGTCTTCGCAACCTATGTATGATATCATCCGCCCGCCATAAGTATAGTCGAGCGCAACAATGGGGCGAGTTTCCCCCTGGTCAGCCGCAATGGTGGTGGTAACTGTTGGATGAGCACCACCCTGATCTGCTGTAGTGGTCCCGTTGCTCAGGATTTCTCCTGCTGTGAAGTTGCCATTCCGCAATTTCACTGCGTAGGTTAGGTTCGTAAGCACTTCCAGGATGACACAAGACTTCCCGCTTGAGGCACCAGTGATAGTGTTTCCTACGGACCAATACGGATTTGCGGGAGCTACATCAAGCGTCAGCAGTTCCGAGTTGTTCAAAACCTCACCGAGCGTAAATGCGCCCGTCCTGTTTTTCACGATATAAGTCGTTGTAGACAGAACTTGCACTATTTTGCATGAAAATGTGGATGTGGCCCCTATGATATAATCCCCTGCCGCCCAGCCTCCCCCGCCAGGAGCTACATCAAGAGTTAGCAGCTCATAAGCGGTATGCCCTCCCGTAGTTGCTGGATCTGCGCCGGTCGCTATATTGCATTCCTCGTTTGACCCTGCCGCTATCGCCTGGAACTCATCATCCTCAAGCATCCTGCAACCGATAGCCGCGAAATCATCAACGAAATCCATCCAGTTTCTGGTATCCGAGATCGTGCCGCCGTTCACTGAAGTTGTCGAAGCGCCCGTGCCCGACGCCAGGTAAATTGCCACCCAGATAGTGGCCCCGTAAAAGGCAGAATCGAAATCTGTCTTCCCTGCCCAGACCATCCCTACCTGTGGGCCTGCGGAGCGATGCTGCAAGTCCCAGACAGAACGAGGTAGAATGTCTCCAGCCAAGTAGCCGGTCAGGGCGTGCCCCGCAATCGTGCCGACTGCATAGCATTCGCAATGGAAGCCGCCTATCTTGCGGGAGGTGTTCGCGGCATAACCTGATGGAAAAGTCGTGGCCGCCGAAACCAGGATCACCGGCACGCTGCCCGATACAGGAGTACATGCGTAGACGTAGAAGTCCTTCCCAGCGCGGTTGGCTGCGGTCGAATAATCAGTGCCTACGAGAGTATCCCAGACCCCGGTATCAGCATCCAGATCTAACTCCAAGGCCGCGAGAAGCGCATAGCCTACATTGTTGACATTGACGGTGAGGAAATCCGGCGTGACCAGCGTCCTGCGGTTGGCGGCGCTGTCGCTACCCTTGTTCTTCCACATCCTCGATCTTTCGTAATGGGCGGGGGCATATGCGTAGGCAACCGCCCATTTTATTCCTACTGTCTCGCCAGAAGCTGCTATAGGTATTAGACCATTAGCACCCACGCCAAGTCTGTCCAGATCACCCGCACCTGAACCTATGAGGAGATCGCCTTTCGTGGTGACGGTATCCATGTTGTTTCCGTCTACTGAGTCTGCATTTAAATTTGTTACTTTAGCTGTGCTTGCCACAACAAACGGAGCGCCAACGCCAGTTGCTATATCAGACTCAAATTGAAGCGCCGTAATTTTATAACTTCCAACATCCCAATCCGCCGCAAGACCCACAGTTCCCGCAGCTTTAATAAAAGAAGTGTCGTGCAGTCCATCCAATGTATCAGAATTTAAATTTGTTACTTTAGCTGTGCTTGCCACAACAAACGGAGCGCCAACGCCAGTTGCTATATCAGACTCAAATTGAAGCGCCGTAATTTTATAACTTCCAACATCACAATTAGCGCCCAATAAAAGACTCGATGCCGTCACCGCAGTATAAGTCCCGTCTCCACGAAGCCAGGTTGTAGCATTATTGGGAAATATAGGACAAAGACCATGGGCCACGGCAGAAACATTTAAATCTGTATTATTTTCCGGAGAAGCCAAATCATCCAATTTTATTGAATCCCCGCCACCAGATACGTGAGTTGATGCATGTCCAGCCATAGATTTTACAGAAGCCACACCACTAATAACTTGAAGTGTAACATCATCTACTGCAAGAGCGGGGCCTAACCGCATATCGGCTATACTATCCTGAGCATAAACAACCGATCCAAACTCGGTATCAGTTATTCCAGCATCCGTAACTCTAACAATAGCTAATATAATCCAATCAGTATCTGTAGGCTCTGCTGGACGAGGATGATAGTTTTCAAGAAAATCAAGGGCACTATCGGGAACTTCTTCTACACCAAGCTCAGTTTTTAAAGTTAAATCCGCGCCATCAATATAAATTAAATCATAACGATGTTTTGTAGCTGCTGTGGCAGCAATGCTAGTTATGTTTGCGCCCGCAAACGTTTTTGATACTCCTGAAACTGTAAAAACCCCACTAGCCGCGGCCACTTCATTCACGCTGGTTCTTGTAACCACACATCCACTTAAAACTCCATAGCCCGCAATAGCAGACCTCTCGTATAACCTATAAGCAGAAAAATTAGCTAAATCTTCCCCTATTGGTTCGGCCAACGGGAACCGCGACCAGTTTTTAGTCATCCACTCTCACTCTGCGGTTTCGCCCTTTCTCGCAAACACATAAGAAATTCCTGTCTTAGCTAAACACCCTACTGGAATTTTTCTTCGGACCCAAACCCCATAAAATTCTCCAGGAGCCAGAGTTCCAATCGAAGCACCTGTAGCAAAGGTATAAGGATTAAGCCATGAAGGGGAACCCGCGGGTTCGGTGCTTTCATCTGCTATGGTTGCAATATAGCCAGTAGACTTATTAGAAGGTTCTTCTACATAAAATCTTATTTGATTATGTTCTACTCTTTTTGTAATTGCGTGTACTACTTTTGAAGTAAAGTTTGCGCCGCGAGTACACCCAGTAAACGTAGTTCCTGTTTTCCCAGTATATGTTATTTCCTCGTCTTCACAAAAAAAGGCTCCCGACGCAGGAAAATCCGCGGCGCTTGTAACATAAACTGTAGTCTCTGAACCAGCATTTTCTAATTGAGTAGTTAACAAAGACATAGGAAGCGTACCAGTTGGAGAAATATAAACTTTGGCACTTACAAAAGATAAAGTCGCATGGGTATTTTTAATAAAAAAAGCTCGGTATTCTGTATCTCCAACCTCAGATTCCGCAGCAGTTACGTTATCAAATAAATTCTCATCAACAGCCGTAATTATTTCGTCTGAAGATCTATACTTTCCTAATCCATTCCCGCTTGCTTCTCCATCCGCTGCACCCGTGGATTTGGATTCATAAATTTTTATGTCGGTAGATATTATGGGCATCAAAAATCACCAAGTCGTTGTGTAAGTTGATTATAAAAGATTCATGTCATATTTTAAAAATATGAATTATATATTTTTCGTTTTCAGAAAAATATATTTAAGTAATTTTCTGTTCCAAGAAAATTACGCCGACCATTTATCTCTATAACTAATCACGTGACCACTCCCACAGCTAAAGCATGTGGGCTTCTACGGATCGGTTAGTGACCCGAGAGACTGTAGCCCCAGTCTCAGTATGTTTAATGCAGCGTTTTGATCTCTGTCCATTTCTAATCCACAAGAACATTTATGAACTCGAACAGAAAGATCTTTCGGTACAATCACGCCACACCTTGAGCACATCTGGGACGTATTCTTTGGGTCTACTAAAACGACTACAGAACCGGCACTTTCAGCCTTGTACTGTGTTAGTCTTACCAGAATATTCCAAGAAGCGTCACTTATGCTCTTAGCTAGACTGCGCGGAGCAGTCTGAGCCATACCTTTTATATCCAAATCTTCAAAGCAAAGAATTCCATATTTTTCCACCAAATCATGACTGAGTTGATGAGCAAAATTCAATCTTTTATTGGCAATTCTCTCGTGAATTCTTTGTACAACCTTAGTTACTTTATTCCTCTCCAATGAACCTTTCGGCAACTTATCTCTTTTAGATTGGGTTTTAGAGAGTATTTTTTCTTCAGTTCTAAAGAACCTGGGGTTCTCAATTTTGTTACCGTCCGAGAAAGTTGCGAAGCTGGTCAAGCCAAGATCGACGCCAGTAACTAAGTCGCTGTGTGAAATCTGAGGTTCAAGGATTTCAGTCAAATTGCAATTTGACTGTTGTTCCACAGAAAAAGACACATACCATTTTCCTCGTGTAGACCGATTAACCGTGAGTCTTTTTATCACGCCTTCGATTTTTCTATGAAGATTTATCTTGATTTCTCCGATCTTAGAGAGCCAAAGAATCTTATCATTTTTAAGTCCAAATCCAGATTGGAGATAGGTGAAGCTGTCATACCAGCCCTTTCCTTTGAACCTAGGATAGCCTGGATTTTCGTGGGCCTTTACTCTACGGAAGAATGCTTGAAAAGCCAAATCTACTCTTTCCTGAACATTTTGGAGTACCTGAGAAAATACGTTCTTTAGCTCCGGCCTTTCCTGTTTCCAAATAGGGAGCAAATAATGAGAATCGTACTTAGATGTATTTTTCTGCTCAGTTTCCCAAAGGTTCTTCCTATATGCCAAGGTTTGATTATAGGTCCACCTACAAAGGTCAAGTATATCGTTCATGATACGAATTTGTTCCTTAGAAGGAAAAATCCTGAATTTGTAAGTTTTCTTTAACATAGGACTCTTGGTATTATATACCACATAGTATTTAAACCTTTCGCTTAAAAGGCTCCTTGAAACGGGAACCTCATGCACTCCACTTGTCCCTATAGCTTATCACATAAGCTAAAGTTCCAGCCGAAAACGAGAGATTTAGTTGTTCTGTTGTGCCCGCTCTTAAATAAGGAATTGGTTTTTGGCCACTATAATTATGCCAGGAAACCAATTTCATGTAAGATAAACGTAGAGATGCGCTCGCTCCCGTAGTTATTCTAAAATAGAAATCACTAGAACCCGCAAGTTTTGTTAAATTATAATCAATTAAATTTCCTGACGTTAAAGCCTTTTCACATTCCCACCAATTAGTTCCATCTGAGGAAACTTCTATCGCGGGAACTCCCACCACCGTATCAGTCGTTAAAGTCAAAACCGGGTCCTGTAAAAGGGGATGAATTAATTGAAATTTGTATTGTAGTGTACCACTAGCCGCAATAATAAGGTGATCGGTACTAAAGGTTACGTTCGTAGATGTGTTTTTATTCCGAGTAAACCCATTGGTGTTAACAAAGGCGTCGGAATATATGTGTTTTGCAGTATAATCATTATAAAATTCAAAATATGCCGTGTCTAATAAAACATCCGTAACTTCTATAAAATATTCAAGACTTGCGTGAGTAATAATTGGGGAAATAAGATTAGAGGCCCCCGAATAAGTTCCTGTTATTAAAATAGAATCAAAAAGGGCTAATTGATCTCCAGCATTTACAATTGATGTTACGGCGATAGGGGAGGAAGCGGACGATCCAGATTTAGAAGTTAAAACATAGCCTTCAGAGCCTATCTCACTTAAAGTAATTGTTAAACTAAATGGAAATGGCATTCCGGGATGGTCGTGACTATAATTAAAATCAAAGGCATGAATTTTCCATCTTTTTGATAGATCTACTACCAAATATAACTCATCTGGGTTTTCGTTCCAATTATAATTAGTTATATGATATTTAGCCAATGACCTCAGCGCAGATTCTGTGGTCGCGTGGCCTCTTAAGACTACTTTTGTGGGTTTGGGTTGAATATCGGTAATAGAAACTCGGGTACCATGCCAATAAGATTGAGTTTCAAAACTCGAAGAGGGATCAAATGAAACTGCGTCAGTTATGTAGATACCATACGATGGGGAAAGCTCGATCGATATAGCATTATCGTGGCTGTTAATGCGGTAATTATTGGTCACGCTTTGCTCCCGCGAGAGTCAATTGCTTTTTGTAACTGAGCCCTTCTCATCTCTAAAAGATTCTCAGCCGAAAGATCGGGGTCATTTAATCTTATGGAATGATAGGTTGTAAAATTTCTCAGAGCTAGTTGAGCAACAACTTCGTCAACCCTAGGCAAAACAAGTTTTACCTCAGTTATAAAACCATTCTTATCTTTAGTGATATCTAGTTTGGTAATCTTAGTTAAAACATCCAGAATATCCCAAAGAGATTCGGTATTAGAAATAGAGTCAGACAAACGATTTAAACAAAATTTTTTAACAATGGTTCCATCTTCTAATTCAAACACTTCTTCAGTTTTTTCTTCCGCCAATTTCTTTTCTTTCTTTGTCATAAGTAAATCCTTAGTGTATTACCATACAACTATTTAAACCTTTCTGTCATAATTTTATTAAAATAACTATATTATTCTTTAACTATGGTATCAACAAAAATTTGACCAGATATTTGCATACTAAATCTAAGATAAACTTTATCTGTAGGATTAGTTTTATTTGTGGCACTCACCTTTACAGTATATTTACCCGCTTCTTTAACCAAACTATTAATTAAAACCGTTCCTATATCATCTGTTATCCGTACTGTAAAAGGAGAGCCGCTTATTTCCACATCGCCAGTTATTCCAGGTCCGCTTAATTGTATTTTAAAATACATTTCTGGATCAAGGTCTGGGTTACTTCCGCCCCGGAACATAGTATAAACATCGGTTCCCTTATAGCGATAAGCGGGATCTTCTGGGGTTGTATACGGCCTTCCAGTTGCGATATCTGTAAGGACTCCGCCCTGGTCTTTATAAACAAATTGTGTAACATAATCAGAAACATCCCAAGTGGCTGTTCCCGCGAGTGCATCTCCCGAATCGAAGCTAATATTGTGGGTGTGAGTATATGATGCCGCATTTGTTTGAGCATTACAAACGTCAGTGTTACCCGAGGTCGTATGAGTGTGTGTGGAAGTAGAAACGGTTGTTTGAGCATTACAAACGTCAGTGTTACCCGAGGTCGTATGAGTGTGTGTGGAAGCAGAAACGGTTGTTTGAGCATTACAAACGTCAGTGTTACCTGATGTTGTATGAGTATGAGTAGAAGAGGCAACAGTTGTAGTTGTTGTCGTCGCGCCCGCAGTGCCAGAAACAACATGAGTGTGGGCAGAAGAGGCCACTGAAGAAGTCTCGCTCGGGGCGCCTGTCGTTCCTCCGATTGTCATATTAACAGTATGGCTATGAGTCGGAACTGTGGCTGAACGCGCGCCAGATGCAGTTATAAATCTAGAACCACAGTTCGGTGCCGTACAGCAATTAGATGAATCGATTCCCTGACTAACGCTAACCGCTAAAGAAACAGTATCTGTAGTTGGGGTTCCGCTTACAGAAACTGTATGGGTATGAGTAGAAGAGGCAACGGTTGCAGTGGCGCTAGGACCAACGGAGGTGACTGTAAATTGGTGATTATGATTATGGGTAGCCACGGTTGCAGTGGCGCTAGGACCAACGGAGGTGACTGTAAATTGGTGATTATGATTATGGGTAGCCACGGTTGCGGTTCCGCTAGGGGTACTAGACACAAGGGCGTTCAAAACATGATAATGGCTACTTGCCGCAACAGCAACCGTGGCACTAGGAGCACTAGACACAAGGGCGTTCAAAACATGATAATGGCTACTTGCAGCAACAGCAACCGTGGCACTCGGCCCAGTAGTTACGCCCGCAACGGTATGGTGGTGAGTGGTATCGGCTGGAGTTCCTCCTCCGCCGCCTCCATCTCCTCCGCCGCCTCCCCCACCGCCTCCACCATCTCCAGTACCAGCCGGAACGTCAGAAGTGTGAAAGTCAGTTGTGCAGGTCATTTCTAATTTCTGAACTTTTAAAGCGTCAGCGGTTATTTCGAAGGTGTTCTGCCTAACTGCTGTAGAATCGCAATTTTCCGTCCAATTCCACGTAAACTCCTCAATTTCACCCTGCAAATGTTTTCTATACTTCTCAGAAGCAGCCCTCATAGCCTTTATTTGATCATCGTAGGAAATTAATTTATCTCCGAAAGTAAGCGTTTGAGATAATGGCTTTAATTTAATTGCAACTTCTTTAACCCTCAGATCCTGTTCAAGGTACTCAGATGGTATAGAAATATGAGCAGTATCTCCTAGCCTGCGCTGATCTACTGCTCCACCTACGAACAACGGTGCAGAGAATTTAATACTACGCGCAGGTAAATAATGATCATCTAGATATTTTTGTACAAACCCATCGGCCATAGCCTGGCTATGAACAGAAGAATCATCGAGGAGAATAAATCTCCCGCCACGGCCTGTATTTATATGACAACCAGAAATAATTCCGCCAGCTCCCGATCCGTATCCCCTGAATCCTACGCCGTTCACCATGTTGCGGGCATCAGCCATATCAATTTCTTGCACAGAAATAATATTATCCTGTTCATTATAATAATTAGCGGGAGATGTGGTAGTGCCGCTTCCGATCTTTGCAGATACGTCTATGTGGCAAACTCCATTTCTATAAACTGGTTCGTATTCTAAATCGAGGGCAGTAAGCAAAGTTTCTATAGTATCTAGCGGGATATCCCCATTTGCTGTTTCCCAATAAGCTATAACCGTAGAAGATTTACTGCTTATACTCCCCATTCTTACTGGAACCTTAAGGTCCCAAATGTACGGAACAGAGATAACGTGATAGTACGGGAAAACTCCATCGGTACATTTTATATAAAGGGTCTTAGCGGTCGTATCATGATACCAGCCCGAAGCGGTTACAAGTGCCGCGGCACCCGTTCTTTGTGTAAGTAAAGTGGCATCCTCAAAAACTTCTGTTATAGAATAGGGTAGTCCAGTATACTCAAATTTAAAAATATTATTAGTAACATCATGTTCTTCAAACAAATAATCTGGTATAGCAGAACAGGCCATATAAAGAAGGCCAACTTCGTTATTATTTAAAGATGGTTTAAGGCTAGAAAGCAGGTTATGTAATTCAACATCATGCCAATCATTTTTAACTAAGTAGTGCCCTCCTTTTCCGTTCTCTGGTTTTAAAATCTCATTATATTCTTGGATCGTAACTTTATAGGTTCCACGTTCTCCATCTTTAACACAACGTCTAGAAATTCCATCGAACATTCTCGCGTCACCCTTGAGGTAGAAAATACAGCGTGAATCTTCGGGGATAAATTGGGCCAGCTCTAAACTTGCTTCTCCGATAGAGCCATCTTTAAACGAAAGGCTGCCACCAATAATATCCGGGAATAGATATTTCCCTTGAATTGTTTTAACGCTCAGGTAATCTGATAATGGGACAAGTCCGCCCGAAGCATTTAACCAAACAAAAATACTTTGTCCAGTATTATAAGCTATTTCTCCCCACCGAGCGGTTGATAGAGAAGTTAAAAACGTTTGATTAATCCATTTAAAGATACTGGACGACGTATTATAACTCTTATTATTCCATTTTAATATATCGGTTATTGCGGCAAGAAATACAAAGTTATTCCATTTAACAATAGAATCTTGTGAAATAAACATTCTGTTGAGCCACTTAATATTAGAAACATATTCACCCGCAAACTCTCTGTTGTTCCACTTTAAAATACTAGAAGAGGTATCGTAAGAAATGTTGTTCCATTTTAATATTCCTGTAGACGTATTGTATGCAACATTGTTCCACTTTGCAATACTAGAAGAAGTATCATAAGCAACATTATTCCACAAAATTGTAGATAAATACCCGTCCGTGAATACTCTGTTGCCCCACTTCATTATAGAAGAATATTCACTAGAAAATACCCGATTATTCCATTTAATAATATCAGAGATACTCAAAAACTCGAAATTATTCCACTTAATAATACTGGAAATAGTATTGTATGAAATTTCATTCCACTTCAGAATATTCGAAATTTCAGAAATAAATTCTCTGTTGTTCCATTTAATAATAGAGTCTTGAGTTGTAAATGATAAATTATTCCATTTAAGAATGTCCCCAAACATTCCAGTATAGAATGTTCCGCGATTGAAAGAAGATTTATTATATTTTTCTTGATTAAATCTTAAATCGCGCCAGTAGAAACGCTGACCCCAATCAAAAGTTGTAAGCGGAGTAACATAAGAACTCTCGCGCCATTTAGCAATATCAGAGCCATCTAAATATTCTCGGTTAATCCACTGGAAAATATAAGAAAATTCAGAAGTTAGAACCTGGGTATTCCATTGAATAATAGACAAAATATCTGAATAACTCTGATTATTCCACTTAAAATCATATAAAAGATCCGAATAAGAAATATTATTCCATTTTACAAAAGAATGAGAGGTAACATAAATTCCGGCACCACGATTAAATACAGAGGAATCAAACTTCTGATTATTAAAAGTGGAGACCATAACTGAACCTACCGGTAGGATTCATCCTGTAGTGCAGATTTGATCTTAGCAACAAGAGTATCCATACTGCTATCGGTTATTGTAGCTCCGCGGGCGTCTATGTTAATATTATATACTTTTCCTCCTCCTATTGCATCTGAAAGTCCTCTTTGTTGGGCGGCGTTAAGAATAAGCTCATTGGGATGAACAGTGGCGGGACCACCATAAGAGCCGGTGTAGCCACCTTCGGCGAAACGGGGGATGTCATTTATGGACCTATAGGGAGTACCGCCCGGAGTATAGTTTACACCAGGAATATCATTCATAGACGTATAGTTTTTACCCCCGCCTCCACCACTGCTCGAATAAACAGTATTGACAAATACAGTAAAACTAGTTGATCCTCCGAGACCCGCCAATTGTGCCGCAACTGAATCTGCGTTTGAAGTTACCTTTACATCATAAGGAAGCCCCGCGGCAGCTGTGGTTGCTAAGCTTTCTATAGGTTCCAGGTTAACATCGGGCTCCACAGGAATCTCCATAACTCCGCCTTTAGCTAAAGACCCTAATAGAATAGGAGACATATCTGGTTTACGAGATTCGCCGCCAAGCGCCATTGAGTAGGGAGTTTTGGCGGTTCCCCATGAAGCAGGAAGCCCCAAATCATCTTCGATCATAGATTGATATTTTACAAGCGCCTGTCGTTCATTCGCTTGCGCCCATGGAGCCTTTTTTTCATAGTCAGCAAGAATTTGGGGAATATCCTCTGCCGTAATAGTACCATAAAACGGAACCTTTCCCACCTTAGCCGCCGCATTCATTTGTTGATCTGCAAGAGAAATTCCGGTCATTGCTTCATACTCAGCAAAGGTCATCCAAGAATCTGCGACACGAACCATTTTCCCGCCTGGGGTACCCACGAACGTGCCAAGAGGGGCTAATTTTTCTAAAGTAAGAAACTCCATTTCGCAAATAGTAGAAATCATAGTTTCTTGTAAGGCCTGATCTCTTTTTGCTTGAGTTTCGGCAGAAACTTTAGTTGATTGAACGGCATCATTAGTTTTTTCTCCGCTGCCCTTAATTCCTTCAAGAGCGCCCACAATATCTGCGCCGAGCCCCTTTATATCAGCGGATGTTGCGCCTTTGGAGGTGTTGTTGGCGGTTTTAGAAGTTGAGTCAGCTGTTTTCTTCTCTTCGGGGGTGATATAAGGAGTTCTAAGAGAATATTGAGCCATTTTTGCAATTAAGTCTTCTCTGTCAGGAGTTCTTGCGTCGGCTCTTCTTAAATCTTCAGCTCCCATACTGGTAGCATATTCTTTTTGAAACGCCTCCGAAAGAGCTTTATAATCAAGAGGGCCTTCTCGACTTAAAAGATCTTTAATATTTGGCGTAAAACTATTTAGGGCATTTGCCACATTATCTGATGAAGATTGATAAATTGAACTCGAGTTGCTAGTTACAGATGCTAATTCGCTTGTAGCTTCTTTTGATTTGCTTGTAGCATCTGTTACTTTGTTTGTGGCATCTGTCGCTTTATTTGTAGCATCTACTAATGGTGGAGTTTGCCCTGTGCCAAAAACTTCTTCTGCGGATGATTTTTTGCCTATTTTTGTTTCTAGCCAAGTACCTTCGCGATCAAAGTAGTTTGATTTATCATTCCAATAATTGGCAAAATCATCAAGACCTTTTTTAAATTCAGGAATGAGAAGAGTGTCTAAAACCCCGCCGCCAGAGTCGCCTTCCGATTCGCCTGTAGCAAAACCTGGACTGGCATAGACACCAGCCCCCGTTGTATCTACAGTTCCGCCCACTCCTACTCCGCCAGTATAAGCGGCATAATCTTTCGCTGCCTGGATATTGGTTGGTGAAAGAGGGTTGTTTAATTCAGCTTTTAAATTTTCTCCAGCACTCCCACCTCCGCCCCCCAAACTACTTATGGGCGATTTAAAATTATTAAAAAAGCCACTTGCCTTCTTAATCAATTCATTGATATATCTCCGCTGCCCTAACCCCGCCCCTTGAGCAATTCCTTGTTGTTTTCCAAAATTTCTGCGCGTCCCACGAGTGGGAATATTTGGCACAAAATCCCACCCCTCTTCTGTATTTATAAGTTCTATGTCATTAGGGTCTTTTTTGTAAGTTTCCGACAATCGCATAAGAGATTCACTTTTATAGTTTGGGGCATTTGCTATTGTACCCTCATATGAATCAGTCTCGGCATCAAACAGATAAGTATCTCTAGGGTCTCCTACATTTCCGCCGGGAGTAACCCCAGTTAAAAAATGCCAACTATCGACTGCATTTACCAAATCTAAATCTTTATAAAAAGTATCATTATCCCTTTCTTGGTCATTAAGCAGCCACTTAGCATAGTTATTTTTGTTCCTTTCATATATCTGTAAACATTCAAAAACCCCCGCTTCCCATTCGGGGAGTTTTTCTTCTAGTAAAAATCTACTATAAGTTCCCAATTCCCTTTGATGTAACTCATTAACTTGGTCAAAAAAAGGGGGGTTAGTATAGGAAAACGGACCAACTCCGCCACCACCAAAACTATTTACCGCGCCTCCGCCCGCCGCAACCCTTGGGCGATATTTAACGCTCTCCCCAAACAAATAATCCCACGTCTTTTTCGCCGCTCCCGCTATTGTATCAAGTAAACTGCCATCCGCAACCTTTCCAGGAATAAATAAATTACCAAGAGTGTTTTTAGTCCGATCCCAGGCAACCCCCACATCTGCCGTTCCTTCCGCGGCTTGATTGTTAGGATTAAGTTTATTGTACGCGCCTAAAGAGCCATTATTTGTAATAGCCGAAAGAAGCGATCCGCCCCCTTTTAAAAGAGCATTCCCTTCTGCATCTGTCGCCGCACTAAAACCCAATATATCATTTGGAGAAATTCCTGCGGTCATAGCTAAATCTACCGCACTAGCTCTAATATCTCCAACCGCAGACATTATCGAATTTCTGAATCCAATTGCCGCATTTTGAAGAGTAGTCCCTATTCCAGAGTTAGCTATTCCGCTTGCTATAGCTGCGCCAATCGATCCCGCAGCCGAAACAGCGCCCGCAAAAGCTGCTTGCCAGTTTATACCTGCAATTGCACCAAAAATTGCATTTGCGCAAGCAGAGGCAACAGAAGCCCAGGGAATTGCTTGTGCGCCCTTTAGTATCCAAGCTCCAACTTTTTCAAGTGCTTGACCCGCCTTGGTCCCAACCGAATCCCAATTTATGGCATCTATCTTAGTTTGCAACCACGCCATCGACTGATCCCAGGCAATATTAAAAGCGGTAGATAAGTTGCTTACAATATTGTCAACCTGTCCCCAATCGATATTATCCCAGATGCTTTTAGCCCAATCTCCGAGTCCGCCTAAAAGACCTCCGACGCCTCCACCTGTAGCGAAGGTTGCCAATCTGCCCGCGAACTCGTCTAATCCATCGATAGCGCCGTTTATAAATTCGGTTATACCTTCGCCGGACGCAAAGAATTTTTCGCCAATAAAATCAACGGCACCACCTACAATATCTGCGACACCTTTCCAGTCGCCAGCGGCGACAGCGGAACCAAGAGCGTTGAGTTGGGGGACGGCGGTGTCTTTTAAAAAATTAGTTAGTTTTACAACGCCAGGTTCAAGATATTCTCCTATTGCATCCGCAGAACCTTTAACAGCAGAACCCAACATTTTAAAGCGGTCAATCATGTTATCGGTCATGATTCCAGACATAAAACTAGATGCGCCCGCTCCTTCCGAAGATTTTTTAATTTTGTTAAACAAATCGAGTAGATATTCTGGATTTTGGGTAAGCATTGCAGCAGGAGTAACGCCCTGTAAGCCATAAACGGTTTTCATCCAAGCTTGTTGCTGTTCGGGTGTCATACCCATTTTTTTCATTTTTCCAGCAATATCTTGAAAAACTCCTACGACTCCGTTTATATTTTTCTCTGGATTAATTTGTTCCCAAGTTACATCAAGTTGTTCGAGTGCCTTATTAACATTTGAAAGAGAAATAGCTTTTCCAGTGGACTCATCTATAATCTGTCCCTTTTCATTGGTTATACCTTCATTGTAAGCGGCTTGTTTTTGAAGGTCATTAACGTTAGGTGTGCCACGCAATAAAATCCTACGAAGAGCCATGCCAGCTTGTTGAGGATTAAGTCCGAGTTGAGCCAGCCCACCAGTCATAGCATAGGTCTCTTCTTGAGACATACCATAGGCTTTTGCAACTGGAGAAACATCTTTTAATAAATCGTTAAGATTTTCTCCCTTTAGTTTAGTTTGTGCAACCACCATTGACATCATGTCGGAGGTTCTCCGGAGAGTAGCCTCATTAAACGCCTTATCTTGACCAGACCAAACTAGATTTTGAGACACAAGGGTATTAAGAGCTGTTCCAATATCAGGAGCATTTATAGCTTGTGCATAATTAGTAAAGACTTTAGAAAGACTGTCGGTAATCTTCCCAGCAGAGACATCTCCACCCATACCTGCATACTCAGCCCACATTTTAGCGATATCAGTAGGACTATAAACCGACTGTCCAGCGGAAGCGCGGGAACTACTCGTCACAGCCTGTTTAATAGCATCTATATCCTTCTGGGTCATTCCAGGTTGCCAAGACTTAGCGGCTGCTTCTGCGGCTGCCTTTCCCACATTTCCGTGAGTATAAACACCATAGCCCGCAGCAAGCGGGGCGGCATTAAGTGGGTTTAACAACATGGCCGCAGAAGAAGCAAGTAGAGACCCAGTAATAGCTCCACTCAGGCCCCTCATGCCCGCCATTGGGATTGCGGCCAGGGTTCCCATCCGAGCCATAGATCTTCCAACGGACATCGTGGCGGCTGAAAGTGCGCTCATGGAAGCTATGGCGCGCTCGGACCCTGAAATTATGCCGCTGAATGCGGATTTGCCCGCAGCACCCATTGCGGTTAAAGAGCTAGTAACTCTGCTTGTGGCTGAAGAAACAGTCCCAGAAACTGAGGCTAGTTGGCTCATTGAAGAGCCGACAGTTTTAACTGACGCGGCGGCTTTGGTAGCACCGGCGGCGAGTGGATTTAATGAAGCTCCGGCTTTAGCACCTTGAGCAGAAACGGCGTTTAACGAGGCTCCTACAGCACGAATTTCCGCTTCTATGCGCGTGAGGATTGGGATGGCGCTGTTCAGACCGGCGAAATTAACTTTACCTAGAGCGGCACTTTGCGCGTTTATTTGTGCAGCGGCGGACTTAAATTCACTTAAAATGGCGCTTAAACCCGAAGAAGTAAAAACGAACTTAGTATAATAATTCGAGCCACTCATAGAAAATCATGATAAAGTTTAGAGAGCGGGTTTAAATAGAGATTTTAAAAATATGAATTAAATATAAATTACTCTGTTCTTTCCACAATTATGGTTATAACATAAACAACCATATTTCTGTTTTAAATCTTCGGGCCAACCTATATTTCGAAAATATTGATATAAATCCCGTCCATCAGGCTCTCCATTTCTCCTGCACTCAGCCCCGTCATTATGCCGATGGTCAATAGATAGGTAACGTAAATCAGATTCCCCGCAGACTTCACAAGGACCAAAAAAGTTAAACGTCTCGGTTAAAAGTTTTCTATTTTTTCTTTCTCCTGGATTCAATTCTTTGTCGGGTTTGTCTAGATATAATCTCCTCCCTTTTCCGCAATTATGGTTATAGCATAAAATTTGAAGATTTTCCCTAATATATTTTTCGTTCCAGTCTATTCCTCTTAAATATCTCAGCAGCCCCGGAAGACCTCCTCTTTCCTCTCTGTCCCGTCCGCCATCATCGTTAATATGATCAACAGTTAAAAACTGTAAATCGTCTATTCCACAAACAACACACCTTGGTCCGAGAATTTGATATAATTTATTTCTTAGCTCATTTACATATTTTCTTTGATAATCTATAAGATATTCTTTGTTTTCTTGATAATATTTTGCTTGATACTCTAAAATACTTTCTTTGTTTTCCTTATAATACTCGTGACTTCTAGCTAAATCGCCATCTCTATCATTCCAATACCTGTTTCTATTATATTCTGTATAATATTCCAAATTATCCTTGTAATATTTTTTTTGATATTCAATCCTCATCTCTCTATTTTCCATATAACGAGCTTTAGCTCCTTCGTTTGCTTTAGATTTATTGTTTTTATACCAATTTACAGATCTTAACTTTATTATATCTTTGTGGTCTTGATAATATTTTCTATCGCGTTCTTTTACGCGCTCCAATTTTTCTTTTGTCCAGTTCTTTCTATCTTCTCGTCTCTTGGTATTTATTTCATCTTTATACTTTTCTAATCTTTTTTTAGCATAACTTCTATCTTTCTCTCTTTGTATCTCTTTTTCTTCTTGCGTCCGATTTGCCCTCCTAACTCTTCGCTGAGCATTAATCTTATCCCTCTTTTGTTTTTTAATTTCCGCTTCCTCAAGAATTATATTGGAATAATTTTCATCACTCATTTTAAAATCACCAAATTAATTTAAACCCGAAACACTGAATATACCTAATACTATATAAAGTTATCGTTAGTCGGTTCAAAATAAAACTAAAAGCTAAAACTAAAAAATAAAGAATAAACTACCCAGTTACGTGTTCGACACACGGAGCTTCTAATCGGTAGGTAGCTCTATATGATCCGTACCCTTTATCATAAGAAACCGTTCTGGGTTGAAAACTTAAATTAAAAATTCCAGCAGTCTTAACACTTGGGAGACAAACTTCGCAAGCCGTTTTTGCCAACAACACCGCATCCTCCATTCCTTCGTTGGAAAGAGAATCTATTTGGAAGCGCAGGTTGCCCGTTAATATTTGGTTAGTTTGATTTGCCGAACTCACAATTTGTGAAAGATTTCCGGATAAAGGTGTCACATAGATGCCTTTTATATCTGGCACATCGGGCATGAATCCTGCGTGGACACGCGAAGCGGGAAGCAATGCCGCAATCCTTGCACTCGCTTTTATTTTATTTACAATCGAAGAAAGTGGATCTAAAAAAACCATAAATAAATCACCACAAATTTTCTAATTTTCCCAATAACTCAACGTAGCATTCTTCAGCTCCAGTTTCCATATACAGAATTGGGGGAATGCTCATTCTGCGAAAAATCGAGTAGTGACCGTCGTTTAGATGCCGACCGTAAACATCGGCAGTAAACCCAGTATCTGGATTAACATTTGGTTCTATGAAATTTTGTACCTGTAAATTGAAAACTCCGAGAGATTTTTCTTCACTTTTAATGCTCGCATCAAGTGTTCCAGTGTCCGGGCCAGGAGCAAGCGATCTTGATCTCTCCTCACTATCATTCGAGAACTGCCGCACATATAGCTCAGTGGTTGCCCATTTTTTTAGAGCATACATCTCCATCTCCGCAGCTACTTGTGCAGCATTCCCCATTCTCCATTCACCTCATAGTTGAAAGAAACGCACTATATAAACCGTGCTCCGAATTAACATCTACAACCTTATATTGCTTCCCAAAAATAGTTATAAGATCCTCGGCAAGAAGTGTATATCTTCCATCATACATTAGCATCTTAAAGGACTTGGCAACCTCTCCAGCATCTTGCTGATAATATCCGCGAAACTGGTTCAAATTTGCATCATATGCGTCAGCCAATATCGAAAATGAAGTATAACTTCCACTTCCAAAATTTATTTTATCACCAGAACTAGAAGCTGGATAGACCACCATACTTACCCACGATGCCGCGATGTTTATATTAGAAATATTTGTCCACTTCTTCGCCGATATAGCAATTTTATCAGAATCAAAGTTCGTAGATAAAATAGTTTCGGTAGCGCTAGAATCAGTAGCGGTACCAGTTATGATAACATTTCCAGCCACCCCCGCCACAAGTCCTTCCAAGCGTAAATAACATCCATTAGCGGGAGGCTGCGTGGTAGGAACTTTAGTTGTACCTGCCGTTCCACTGAAAATAAACGTACTTGGACGTATCACTGTAAACTGTTCCGATCCAATCATTTGATAAAGACTTAAATCAAGATTAAAAAGGACATTTTAAAAATCTGAATTATATATTAAAAGTCAACCTTAAATTAATTTCGGGGTTCAAAACCCAATAATTAATTAATAAATTAAACCAAACATAACGATTGTGTCCCGTTCTTGAGTGACAAGACTTACACAATGGCACAAAAGCCCAATCTCTCCCGCGGCATATAGAGGCTTTGAAATAATCTATGTGATGTACAGAAAGCCTTTGTTCATTTTCTTGCTCAGATTTATTACACATAAAACAATTTCTATCAAACCTTTCTCTAATTTTCTCTTTAAAAGTATTATTAAAAAATTTACAGTATTTTTTAAAACTTAAACCTCCTCTCCAACTTGGACTCTTTTCACCCACCTTATCCTTTCTAGCACACGACCTAGAACAATACTTCCCTCTGTTTATTTTTTCTTTATAACGAAATTTATAAAATTTTTTTCCACAAAATTCACAAGTCCCCTTAACTTTTTCGTGCCCCTCGTTTTGACAATTTTTTGAGCAATATTTTCCAACTCCATTCTCAATTTGTCGCGGAGATCTGCGAAATTCTCTTCCACACTGGACACATTTACAATTTAGTTCTCGTTTATTTCGACGCTCTCGCTTATTTCGACATTCTCTAGAACAATACTTTACCGTACCTCGCTTTAACCAAGAAAGCCCTCTTTGAAATTCTTTACCACACGTTAAACATTTAAATACTTTAGATTCTCTACCTCTACATTTTGGAGAACAATACTTTCCGCCACCCCTCTTTATTCCAGAGAGATAAGTATAAAATTCTTTTCCACACCTTAAACATTTACAATTATTTATATGAACCTTTTTCTTCGGATATATTGCTCTATACTCATAATAACAATCAGAGCAACAAAAATCTTCCGATCCTTTATTCATATGTGAGATATTTCTATAGAATTCTTTACCACAATTTAAACATCTACAATTATTTTCTCTTTTATCCATACATTCTTTAGAACAATACTTGCCTTTTCCAATACTTTTAACCAACGGAAATACACGAAATTCTTTTCCACATCGTAAACATTTACAATTAAAATTTCTCTTATATTTACATTCATTAGAACAATAATTCCCATTCGGATTTATGTGTAGCGGGGTAACATAAAACCTTTTCCCGCAACATTTACACGCACAATTTGTTTCTTCGTTTTGTGCATTATATTGACACCCTTTTGAACAATATTTTCTTTTACTCACATGAGAGGGCGGTGCGTGAAACCCCTTCCCGCAATATAAGCACACGCAATTATTCTCAAGAGCCATTCTAAACCAACTCTAAACAACCTTTCTATTATACTCTGTCGAAATCCAGTGTCTCATATATGCAGCTAAACTCATTCCTTCAATTTCTGCCAATTTATCGAGTTTATTTTTAATAATCTCCGACATTCGAACCGAAATTACTTTTTCCTGCAACTTAGAATTCATTTTCAACACCACAACTTAACAGTATATTGTAGTCGTTAATAGTATATAAAGTTATCGGTCAAAAATCTGAATTATATAAAATTAACTACTAGACTCACGGTAAATTGACCGGAGGAACTAACGCCCACTGAATCGCCCGCACAACCCAATCTATTCCTGCAATCGTGGCTATTATTACTGCCATCGCCCCTTTGTTTCGCCACATCCAAGGTAAGAGATCCCTGCCTGTTACCTTTAGAGGAGTCCAGAATATCCGTTCATGATTTTCCAGCGTGTCGTCTATTTCGCATAGTCGTTTCTCAGCTAACACAAGCCGCTCATTCATACTTGTTAATATAGTGACTTGCAAATTCATGGCTGTAAGAATTACTCCCTGACTAGCGATAGATGAGGTCAAGACATCAAATCTACCATCCATTTTCTGGTTAATGTTTCGCAGTTCATTAACCATCGCCCCAAGTACGGACGGAATATTCTCAGGCGTGATTGTTGATGGATCTATATCTAGTCCACTCATAAAATACTCCAAATTATATTACTTTAAATAAGTATTAAACGGGATTTTAAAAATATGAATTAAATAAAAAGAACACTCAGACTTCACATAACACCCGCCATTCATCTTTTGTAAAATACGACCTATTATTGTAAACTTCTTCAATAATAGCGTGAATCAAAGTCCTCCACCTCTCGCGATTAAAATTTGTTTTCGTGTGGCAACTACGACATAATGCTGCAAATTGAACTGGCTTTCCGTCGCAACACGCCATTTTGTTGTACTCTACATGATGACAAGAGAGTTGCTGACCATTTTTTTCTGTTGATTTTCCGCACAAAAGACATTCATAGTTAAAAAAGGCTCGAATCCGTCGTCTTAATCCGGGGTTCCACTCGGGACAATAAGGCTCAAAAGAAAGACCTCCTCGCCAATTAGGATTTCCTGCTCCCGTCTTATCTTTTACATAACAAACCTTTGAACAATAGATTCCTCGCCCTTTAGATACTATAGACGGTCTTAAATAAAACCCTTTCCCCGCAAATTTTACAAATTCTTTGAATTGCTTTGTGATCATCACGATAACACTTATTTGAACAATATTTCCCATTTCCATCTTTTGCCCTAGAAGGAATTACATTAATAACCTTGCCACAAAACTTACACATATTTTCTATATTTTTCACACTCCTTGATTTCCCATAACATTCTCTCGAACAATATTCATTCTTAGATTGGTTTATTTTTGCCTGATTTCTATAAAATTCTTTACCACAAATTAAACACTTGCAATTATTAGAATTAAGTTTCTTTAATCCTAATCTAGAATCAGAGGAGCATTTCTTAGAACAATATTTTCCGCCTCCCAATAAAAGTCTAGAATGAGGAGTATAAAATTCTTCCCCGCAAAATAAGCATTTACAATTATTAACCACTCTTTTAGCCACTATTTTAGAAAATTTATGAGCACACTTCTCGGAACAAAAACTGTTCTTGTTTACTTTAAGTCGAGAGGATCGTATAAAAATTTCTTTACCACAAAAATCACAAACATAATTATTAACTCGAGCTTTTGTTTGGTATTTAGCATAACAATCTCTATTACAGAACTTTCCGCCGCCTCTTTCGATATTGCCAGGATTACAGTGACTACTCCCCACCCTGAAGGATGGGGCTTCTACGGCCTTTCAACCGATGGCATGTAGCCCCAGGCCAATTATTTGAGTGGTTTTGTGAGCGTCTCTTGAGTCTTTTCAACTGCTAGAGACAAACCAAACAATATCTATATGACCTAATGATATTTATACTTTTCGCTTAAGATGGAGGCGCAAGAAAGTAATCCTTTAAGGGGCCAATTCATCCCTACCCTGAAGGGCGAGGGGGTCTCAGGTCTCTTGACCTTCGCTCTGGGGTCTTCTTGGCCCCTTAACCCCGTGAGATAAAACTCTTTTTCGCAACACAAACATTTGCGGTTATTTTCGTGTTTAACTTTGTTGGGATGTTCTCTTGTATACTCATAAAAGCAACTTAAAGAACAAAATTTTCTTTTAGCTGATCTTTCTGCGCGAAACTCTTTTCCGCACTGTAAACATTTCAGAATAGATTTAAATAATCTGCTACACTTTATTGAACAAAATTTTTTACCTCCATTTTTCATAACAGAGGGAGAAACTTTAAAATCTTCGCCACAATAAAAACATTTACAAATATTATTCTGGGTCATATAAAATGTACCAAACTAATTTTTAACCTTTTTGTCATACTCTATCGAAATCCAGTGCCTCATATATGCAGCCAAACTCATACCTTCAATTCCGGCTAATTTATTCAGCTTGGTCTTAATAATATCCGACATCCTAAAAGAAACTATTTCACTCTGTAATTTTGGATTCATTATATAACACCTTAAGAGTATATTGTACACTTAATAGTATATAAAGTTATCGGTTAAAAAGTTTTGACAAAATATAAAAGTTTAGTATCTATTATCCAAAGGATAATAATTTTTAATTCTAGGATTTGCTTCTTGTTCAGTCCTAGAATCATCCAATTCGTAATCCCTAAACACCCTAGCCCTCTGATCTAATGGGTGTTCGGAAATAAAAAGAGAATTCGTTTTATAGACATTAAACTGCGCTTCCCTAACTGTAGAAGTCTTCGCAGTATACTCAGGTAAAGTAATCTTAAGAAGTCTGCAAAATTCTCCAATAGCCCAATCTTTCGTATCTGTATTAGACCAGGTGCGGTCGGCCACCTTTAATTTCTGATAATGACGCTCTTGCGACCATCCCGCCAGGCCCGGCATACCCCCGCAATCGATAGCGACCAAAAGTGCTTGGGCTTGAACAATTTGAGAATCGGTTAAAAAATCATGATTAAAAAATTCAAGAGAAGCTGCGGCATTGGCTACTAATTCAGTATATAGTGATGTAGAAATAACATCCAACTGAGTTTTTGCGCCAGGAAAATAAACATCTAAATAATTAGCCACCGTTGCCGCCGCCACTTTAATCTACTCTCCCACTAATATAGCAAGATACTGTTGCATCCGCGTTTTCTTGTTAATCTGCGCGGGAATTATAAACATATTAACAGTTTTCGTTAAGTCTACACTATGAAGTTCCTTATTGAGATTTTCAAGACCCTTAGCTTCAACAGTCACACACTTAAGTTTAGAAGCAGGATCTTTTCTAGTAACAAGGAGGAAAATACCCCTACCCATTACACGAACGTTCTGATTCTCATAAGTGAACTCCACAGGAACTTCACCCGCGGGCAGGTTGTCTATAACTTTCTTAACATCCTGTAGAAAACCCTCGATTCTTGTAACAGTAAGTCCGCCAACTTTAGGTTCACGGAATTTAATAGGTTCGGGCTTAATAGGTTCAACCTTGGGAGTTTCGGGCTTTTCTTTTTTTATGTATTCCATACAAATTCACTGCTCCGAAAAAATTAGAGAAGTTTATACTACTGGCTCAGATGCCAGTAGTATAAACTACGCCGTAGGAATTTCCGATGTTGGGAACGCTGTCGATCCACATTTCGACCATCGACGTTCTGTTGTCGGGCATGGTGTAGGGGTTGACGTTAAGAGGCAGGTTTGCAGAACCAATACCCTGCATGTCGCCCTCTACAACTTTCTTGTTTCCGAACTTCGGATCGTAGTAGGCAAGGTTCTCAACACAGGGGTTGCCCTGGAACTTACCGATACCTATAATTCCGCCATGAGACAGTCCAGTATCAGAAGAAACTCCAATAACCCAGACTCTGGGCGTGGTCAAATAGGTAATCCGATCATAGAATCCACGCTGCGGGATTTGGGATCTCAGATAGTCCATATCAACATCGTTAACCTCGAGGTGGTCCCACATTTCGTCATAGTTCTCGTTATGAACCACAACAGTATCTAGTTCATAACCTCTGCGGGCATTCATATCACGGGCAAGATTTCTAATGTCCGTAATCGGTTCGGCGTTAGCAGACCATACAGATACAGATGCATCGAATATAGTATGAGCCGCTCCGTGTTCCGCAATCATTGCGGCAACTAGAGAACTGTTAACCTGATCAGCAATAGTCCAGGCTGCGGAAGTGTAGCACTTCATTACATCTTGCTGGAAAGAAGCAAGATTAATGTCATCTACGGTAAACTCAGCCCTAGTCTTCCTCATGGAGGTGTTCAGATTTACGGCATCTCCATAAGTTAGGCTGATAGTGGGCCACGCACCAATAGAAGTACCGCCCTGAGAGGCGAGCTTCTTAGAGGGATCTGTGTCCACAGTATATGTCTGTCTCTTTGCAATTATAGTTTTTTGATCTACGATTGTAAAGGGAATGCTGTTCAACATGGGTAGATCAGGAAGCATAACATCTCTAACGATAGTAGAGATTACATCCGCGTCCTGATAATAGATGTCGTTGTTTGGAGGTTGAGGCAT